CCTTTCCTTTGTTCTGAAAATTTCTTTTTAGTTTCTTCAGATAATTTTCTACCAGTGATAGCAGCACTAATTTTAGCTCTTACTTCAGGTGAATGTTTTTTACCATAATTAGGGTTATTTTTTCCAGAAAGGGCAACACTAAGTTTCTTTTTATGTTCTTCTGTAAGTTTAACCTCTTTCATTTTTTGTATTCTCTCTTCAGAATACTTTTTACCTTTATGCGCCTTACTTATTTTCTGCTTAGTTTCCTCAGACAATTTATGTCCTTTTAGGGAGTCACTTAACTTTTTTCTTGATTCTACACTTTTATTTTTTGAAGCCTCACCTATTTTACGTTTATGTTCTTCTGATAATACTCTTCTCTTCCTCATTTCCCCAACCATCTCACACGATAGATGCCTTCCCCACGGAAGGTACTGTAAAGTGCATACCTAACTGAGTCCATACCGTGGTTTAAGAAGTCTACAGGCTCATCTATGATGTTTCCACGCTTATCAGTTTTCCAACTGTATGCCCTGAACTCTTTTATTAAATTTGAACTTGATTTGGGAACATACTGCCTGAACCTCTTAAGCATATCAATACCATCACCAATATTCTTCTGTGCAGCTTTAATATTAAATCCTTCCAACCTTATCTCTCTAATCTTATCAGGGTATTGAGCATCTGCATACCAAGGTTTGTTCCACTCTGACTTAGGTATATGTGACCTCATGTATGCTATAAGGTCTTGGTTTGTCATCTTTGGCTGATAAAGAATTTCTTCATGCCACACTTCCATGTCTTTTACTATAGATTTAGTTATAACAGTAGGGTCATTGTAACCAAAGTCAACACCATATAATACTCTTGCCCCTTTTAACTGTGTTGGTATTGATTCCACCATTTCCCAATTTCTGTAAATCAAGTTCTCCAGCTTTCCCCACTCACCAAGAGCATATATCCTGTAAAAGTTGATATCCTGCTCAATTAAGTCTTCATAAGTCTTTTTACTGTCTTCTGGTAAAAATGGGTTATCTTTGTAAGTAGAATGGATAACATTAACCTGACCAGCAAAACCATCAGAATCAATAAGCCTTTCTTTTATCCAGTGAAACTCGTCAATAGGGTTAAAGGAAAGAAATATCTGATTCTTCAAACCATCTTTTGATGGAGCACGAAGATATAACCTTACAGTGTTGAAATCATTCTCAGTAATGTCAGTAGCTTCCTCAAACCATATGTAATTCCAAGAAGCAGATTTAATCTTCTCTGGGTCATCTAAACCATTGAAGTGAATAAGACTATCATTATAGAAGAAGTTCATACCGACCTTATCTTCTTTAATCCTCTCTTTCACCCCAAAAGTATTCATAATCTCATAAAAAGGGACAAGGACGGTAGTTCTAATGGAGGGCATTGTTTTACGGATAACTAAGATTTTTTTATTTCTCTCAGTCAAGAATTTATAGAGAAGTAACTGAATGATTGAATAAGACTTGGAACTACCGCCTCCCCCTATATTGATGTTAATCTTCTTATCACTGTTCATATTCTCAAAGAAAACTCTGGTAGCAGTAAGGTCTACCTTTTCAGCTTCTTCCTGTTGAGAAAACAAATCACTATGTTCTATTCTTTTCTTTTTAGCCATTCATTAAATTCCCTAGTTTTTCTTTGTCTTTCTAGTTTTTCAAAATCAACTGTAACTTCAATAGTTGATATTGATTTTCCTACATTATACGTAAAAGTATAATACTTGGTACAAAAAGGTAGTTCTATATTAGATGTGGTAATATTTCTATCCATGACTATGATATTCCACTTTCACATTTCCATCAAGAATCTGAGTACCGCTGGTAATCCAGTAAGGCACTGAAGGTGAAGGTTTCCAGTTATAGATATACTCTCTCCACTCCTTACCACAATCCTCACAGTAAATCACTTGACAAACCTTGCAATACCTAACCCTGTTATGCTCACAACAATTTGAATGATTATGCATCTAAAACCTCCGCTTCCATGATTTCTTCCACAGCTTTCTCTTCCTTAGTAACAGCAGCAGGTAAAGCTGCCCCTACTTTAATCTCTGCCTTCAATTTCTTACCCTTACCACCTCCATTCCCATCCACAGGCAATATTCTAATAAATACAGGCTTTTGTGCAGAACTACCAGCTTTATCGGGTTTCTCAACCCATCCCCTATTCTTGCCAAGACACTTAGCCACAAACATAGCTATAATGCCGTCTTTCTTCTCCATCATCCTGTAAAGCAATGTCTCTTCAGCAATATCAGTAATAGTTTCCCTTAAATCAAACAATAAATTACGTAAGTTCTTATTTTTCTTAATAATCTTCTTAAGAACTTCTAAAGGTATCTCTAAGTCTTTAGCAGTATAAGACAAAAGCCCAGTATTCTTCTTTAAAGAAGCCTCCACTTCCTCATAACTAGGCTCCTTGATAATTATAGCAGGTACAACCACTTGTTTTTTAATCTCTTTCTCTAATTTCTTCTCCTCCTTCTTTTTTCTCTTAACAACAGCTTTTCTTGATTTAGAATATATCTTTCCCTTTTTCTTTTTCTGTAGTTGTATAAATTCTTCATCAGTCATAAAATCACCTCATTTTAATGCTTTCTATTATATTATCGACAAATAATGAAAATATCTTTAATTTTCATAAAATAATTGGTCAGATTTGAGTGAAAATATTGTATATAATATATAGAGAGTAAATAAAAAATAAGGAGAAACAAATATGTTGGGTATAGCTTGTTTAATAATTTTTATTATTTTGGCATTTGCAAGAGGAGAATCAAGACCAAATTATGTAAACAGTAGCTCTGCTCAGAACTTCAGAAAAGTAAGAAACAAATCAATGAGAAATGTAAGTGGATTGAAAGCAGTAAAGAATGTAAAGAGAAATTGCTTTAAATAAAATTTTACACCACATACTATAGGTTTTTTATAATATGTGGTGTAAAAATGTGGGGATAGTTCAAAGGTAGAACGTAAGTCTGTGGCACTTAAGATGTGGGTTCAATTCCCACTCCTCACCCCAAAACTCTTTTTGTTTTAAAATCAAAACCCCATATCAAAACCTTTTCTATTTTTCACACTACTTATAAAAATATATAGGTAAGACTGTCAGATTATAAAAGCCTATGTGAGCTATGGGAACTCTTTAAGTTAAAGTAACCTTCAATGGTTATGGAAACTCTTTTTGTTTTTCTTCTTAAAATTCCACTATAGCATTTGGAAACCTTTTTGTTTTATTTGCTCTATGTGGGATTATGCACCAATCCTCCCAAAAAAGCTTTTAGTCTGCACCACGATTTTATGGCATGATACTTGCATAGAATCACCTGGCACAATACTTGCATAATAATGCATATATCATACCACATCACTGGCACAACACTTGCATTATTATTGCATACCTTGTGCCATACTGTGGCATGAAATTTGAATTCACTGTGGCATAACACTTGCATATAAACTTATGGCATAACACTTGCATACTATACATGAAGTTTAATATATTATACTTTGGTATGGCATAACACTTGCATATAAACTTATGGCATTAATCTTGCTATATCATGTGAAATACAATTCACATGGTTTCACAATCATCACAAGCTAACTATCTGGAATCACATAGGTATTTTAACATTCGACAAAAGTGTCGACACATTTATTGCTAAGATCAGTAAAGTACCTATAATATCAATAAGTTATCAATTCGACAATAATGTCGACACTCGACAATAATGTCGATATATTATGTATATTCAGGTTTAATATATTAAACAAAATGATGTGAATTGAATGAAAAACACCGATGCAGGTTTAATATATTAAACTTTTATGCTAAAATCGCATATATGATATATTATGGCATACTATTTGCTTATAGTAAGATATGCTATTTGACTACACTACAAATAAACTGAAAGGAAAGGAAAATGAAAATCTTAACAGAAAAAGGTAACGGAGAATTAGAAGTATCAGATACCAATATAAAAAATTATCGTTCAATGCCATACCATATCACAAAAGGTTTTATTCAGCACGCCTTGTGTTGTGCAAGACTTGACGCATTATATGTCTTTGGTTTAACAGACCTTACTAGGTCTGAAACGGTAGACTTTCTTACTGAGTAAGGCATTAACACCTTGTATTCGTATGAATCAAGGTTATTTCATTAAATGGAGTGTGCACTATGTTTAACATCGAAAAATGCAGTATCAAGGAAAAAGCTTTACCATTGTTAAAGGTAGTATTGGCCAATGAAGGGAAGAAACCAAACTTTGACGATGTGCAAGTATTGAGTAACTTGTACGCTGAAAAGTATGGTAAACCTTCAGAAAATTTCAATGACCTTTATTTGTTTCGCGAATCTCTTGTACAAAAATACG